AGATGCCAACTATCAAGCGAACCCGTAACGTTGGATCTCATTTTACCAGTGAGCATTGACGGTTTGTATCTGTATTCAGCGTATATTTCTTGATAACCGAAAACATTATCATCTGCAGCAGTACCTTGAGCATAGATTTCTTTATTTAAAATTCCTTGCTCTCCTAGGTGAGCCAGAGCAGGCCAATAATAATCATATCTAGTTTGATAACTGAAATCTCTGGGTAATCCTTGACCATAAGTAAGGTCTGAATAAACACATGCTAAACCAACAACACAACCATGTTCTGCAAATGATTTTTGAAATCTATGATTACTGAATGCAAGAGTGCCATAACTGGCCATATTACCTTGTGGTGTTGTAATATCAGTTGAACTAGTTTGTGGAATAGGGGTTACAGTAATAGGGGATCTTCGACCACCTAAATATTCTGGTCGATCTAATCTAGCATCTCCTGTTTCTACTCCAAAATGGGAATAAATTAATTCTTTATATCGGGTACCACCTCTATTATCTCTTTCCAATAATGATTGTACTTGAAAAGCTTCTCTAAGTTGATTAATGGTTGCTGAAGTTGCAGTTGATAAATCTGCCCAAATACCTTCATTACTAGAACCTTGATCATTCCATCTCCATAAACCACCTGCTTCAGAAGTAGGAGCACCACCTGAACCATATCCAACAGGTACATTTAAACCACTTGTTGCGACATAACTTTCAGATACAATATCAGCTCTTGTGCCTAATGGTAAATCTACAGCATCTCCTTTTTGTGGTGTAGGTAATGCACTTGTAAAATAATCATGTGTTTTACCTTTTTTAAGTAATACATAATCAGAAGCTGTGTCTGGTCCATCATCTTTATCTACTGTTACACTGTTTTGTAAATTCTCATCACGGAACCATTCGTTCCATATTAAATTGTAAGCTCTACCAGCCCAATTATTAAAATTAAGACTAACACCAACCGGTACATTAAAATAATCATACAAATCTCCACTTGAAACTGTATGTGATTGTATTTGTGGAACTAAATAATCTATTGATGAATCCGGGTTAGGGTCTCTTTCGCCCATAAACCGTTGCCAGTTAACCCATAGCAGTCTGTATGGGACAAAGAAAAAATACGTCTGTATTTTTAAATTATCTATAAATGGATGAATAGGGGTAGCAAGTCTACCAAATCCATGTGCATTCATTTGAAACGTATCTCCGGGCATAACGTTATCAAAATAAATTGGATATAAGTAATTAGCATCTATTGTTGTTTTTAATCCATGTGATCTATTAAAAACTGATCTTTGTATATTAGCTTGAGGTGCTCTGCTAAAATCTTTAGTAATTGTTGAAGGTAAACTTCCACGTGGTCCAAATGCTACCATTTTTATTTACTCCTTTTTTAATTGTTCAAAATCAATGGTATGTGATGACTCAATATCTAATATTGAGCCATCTTCATGATCAAAATAACCAATGTGATAAAGAGCAAAATTATCTGGAAATTTTGCATAAGGCGAATTTGAGTTATTTTGAATTAGGTCTTGAATTCTGCGAATTGCAGTTCCTTTGTTTTTTTCTGTAAAAGGTGGCTCAAATGATTGAGCTACATTATCAAATATTGAAAAAATATAATCATTTTTTCCGCTATCATTATTAATTGTTTGTTTTGTCATTGTTTATCTCCATTAATGTATGGAGAAATAGTTTCATAATATATAATATATGTCAAATATTATTTCTAATCGTTTTTTCGAGTTTAATATGCTGTAATTTTTCTTTTACACTTAAACGGTCGTGAGGAAACCGTCTAAGCACAGGATCAGGCGTTTCATCACGCCTTTTTTCTTTTATTTTGTCGTATAATATTTTATTATTTTCTTCCAATAATTTATCGTAATAACGAGGGGGTTTTATGTAAAATGTGCCGTTATCAGTACGCACACTAACACGGTCATTATTATGACAATCGGACATACCGTATTTACTATACCATCTATAACCGATTGCGTTTTTCTTTCCTCGAGACATTGTAGCATATTCGGGAGTAACGCCTTCATAATGTTCCTCTTCTTTATTTCCTGTTATTTTTTTCATTACATATCTAGCTACGTAACTTGCTGATTCATAAGTTACGTTTCCAATTAAACTATTTCCGTGAGGCCATAGTTTTTCTAAAATTTCTGATCTATATAAATTTTTAGATTTATCTTTACTTTTGTACCAAATATATTTATCTGGAAAATCATAACCAAATAATAACGCATGATAATGCGGTCTATTATTTAACTCTCCATATTCTCCACAATGATAATATGAAATATCTTTGTTAGTGAAATAACAATGTTTCTTAATATATTTACGTAAACGTTTCATAAAGTTTTGAAAGTCTTTAACATTTAATGAATAAATGTCAGTTTTGTCTTTTTCTAAATATTTATTTTGTCTTCCTACTAATCCAGCTTCGCTAAATGTTAATGTTAGAAAACTACTTTGTTTATGCATCATTGCCTCATGAGTGCATCTTACTGCCCATTCTCTAGCTTTCGCTAATCGACAGCCAGCACATTGACCACAATCAATGTTAAATGGTTTCATTACTGAATAGGCTGATGTAATAGGGGGAGGATTAAATACAATCCTCCGTTTTGTTGGGTCATTTTCATTTGGGACACTATATACAACCATAGGGTTGAAACAGGTCATTATAATCTATAACCTCCACGCATAGGTCTTGCGTAATTTTTTTTATTTACTTTTCTTGCAGTTCTTCTAAAAAGTTTTTTAGAATTTCTTCTTCTCATTTTATATCTCATTGCCATACTTTGAACTCCTTTTCTTTAGTTTGGTGTCAGTCAGCACAGTTAAGAACAAGTGAATAACTGTGCTAAGCGGATTCTGCCGGAGCAGAATCCTTTTCCTCTACATCAACGGAGGAAACTTTTTCTTTAACTTCTTCGACTATTTTACCAGTCGCTAATCCTAACTTTACAAGTTCGTCATAATTGTCTTCCTTACTTGCGAAGTTAAAAAATTCACTGGGTGAATTATTAAATTTCTTACGAACATCTGATGGTATTGTTTGAAAAGCATCTCTTGCTTGTTCAATTTGATCTATTGCATCAGCTAAATCTCTAACTTGAGTAAAATCATTATATTGAGCAGGATTTCGATTTATTGAATCAAAAAATCCTTGGCTATCATACTTTCGTATTTTATTTATAATTTGCGATTCTTCTGCAAATTGTTGCTCAGTTAAGCTTTCGCCTTTTGTCTCAAAGGTTACCCTTACCTGAGGTGAATAATGTGTTCTAAATGGTATAACTTTATCTTTGGCCATGTCTATTTAACCTTCTATTTTGATGTTTATGTTTAATAGTCTTGGTGTTCATTTTTTTCTTAAAAATGCCACCTAATATAAGACTTAATCCACTAGCTACTAGTGGACTAAAATTATCAGATAAATATTTTTGAGGGTCGTTAACAACTTGATCAGCATTACGCATAACTTTGTTTAATGCTGTATATACAGTTTTAAAATATTGATTCTTATCATTTTTATTCATTTTATGATAAAGGTCTGTTTTTAAACCATTTTCCATTGTTGTTATTAAAACTTGAGATGGATAACCACGACCTCTAAAATATGTATATTCCCAATTTTTAATTGTATTAGATAATCTAGTGGCAGATGTATTTGCCATAATATTTAAAATTTCTGTTGAAATTTTTCTGTCTTGTTGAGTTAAATTATTAGTAACTGATTTCCAATATCCAGTTGATAATTTATCATTAATATCTTGAGTTTTAGCTTGTTCTAAAGCTGTACTAGCATTAACTTTTTTAATATTTGCATCTGTTAATTGCATTTGTTTTGCAGTTGACATTGCAGATATAGCCTTACTACCAATATTACCAAAATCTGGTACAGGTGCCATTGCACCTGTAGGGGTGGAGGCGCCCCCTAGTTTACTAGCCATAATTGGATTAATTTCTGCTTTACGCATATCAGCAACTGCTCTTTGATAAGCAGTATTAGACATTCTCTCTTGAAAGGCCATTTGCCTTATAGCAGACTTTTTTTGTGATTTAGCTGAAAATAAACCTCCAACTAAATCAGCACCAGCTCCTATTAGAGCACTTGATACAACGGGATCCATTAAAACCTACTTAAAGATATAGGTGTTCCATATGTAGGCATTGGTCTTGCACATTTAAGATCAAAGAACATATCTAACAGTAATTGAGGTTCAGTATTAATAGCGATTACTCTATCGACTGGGCTATTTTCCTCTATGAACGAGGCATTTAAGCTCGGTAATGATGAAAAATCTTGAGCAAGATGCCAACTATCAAGCGAACCCGTAACGTTGGATCTCATTTTACCAGTGAGCATTGACGGTTTGTATCTGTATTCAGCGTATATTTCTTGATAACCGAAAACATT